TATCCATTATTATAATCACCGACGAATCAAAGTGAAATTAAAAGGCATGAGCCCAGTAGATTACCGGGTTCATGCCCTCAAGGCTGCCTAATTAAATAAAGTGTCTAACTTTTTGGGTTCACTTCATAAGTGGTCTCTTTTATTTGTACAATAATCAACATAATGTTTATCAAAGACTAACTTAAAAAACGAAGGGATGTTTTGGAATGGCGAATTTAAAACGTAACATGATCGAATTGGTGAAAGAAGTAAAAGAAGGGGAAATCCTCACCGGAAAATTTCTAACCCCTGTTTTTATCCCTTTTTCAGTAGTTTATGAAGCGATTGATCTTACAGAAGAAATGGATAAAGGCGAAGAAAATAAAAATTCTTTATCTGAAAAAGAAATGATTGATAAGTTGATAGATTTTGTAGCAAACAAGATTTATAACAAGCAATTCACAAAAGAAGAATTATTTAATGGCCTTCACGCACCAGATGCAATTGAAACCCTTCAAAGACAAATTATGTTTGTGGCGCAAGGTCAACAAACAGATGAAACAAAAAAGTTTTTGGCGAAGAAAGGTTAACGGATGAGGACTTTTCCCCCGCCAAACAAAAGGAATACATGGACAAGCTCATCCTTGACCTTATGAAAGAAGGGAAGGACGTCACTGAAGTGTTAAACATGCCTTTTCATTTTTTAATAGAAATCCTCTGCGAACAAAATAAGCCAAAACAGGAAAAATCCTTAATTGCCGCATTCGGAGGCTAGGGATTTTTTTTGGTATGTGAAGGGGGGATGTTCATGGAAAAGATAGAAGGACTTTCGATAGGACTTGACCTTGATACCGTTGCTCTCAACCGTGGTCTAACTGGCTTAAAAGATAAGTTAAGAACTGTAAACAGCGAAATGAAGGCCAACATGTCAGCATTCGACCGTGGTGATCGTTCTATAGGGAAATACGAAACACGTTTATCTGGTTTGAATAGGAAACTAGAAGTCCAAAAGGAGGTCACAAAACAGGCTAAGGTAGAGTATGAAAAGATGGTCAAAGAACACGGTGAGGGCTCCAAAGAAGCGGATAATGCTGCCAAAAGCTATAACAATGAAGTAGCATCCTTAAATAACTTAGAACGCTATGTGGGTCGAACGCGTGAGGAACTTGAAAAGCTAAAAGAACAACAAAAGATTGCCGAATCTAGTTGGGGTAAGCTAGGTAAAAAACTTGAAGAAACAGGCACTCGTTTAACTAAAGTCGGCGATAGTATGAAAAGAACTGGAAAGTCCTTATCTATGTATGTAACAGCTCCATTGGTTGGTTTAGGTGGCATGGCAGTTAAGTCTGCAATTGAGTTTGAAAGTGCGTTTGCTGGTGTACGAAAAACAGTAGATGCCACTGAAGGCGAGTACAAAGTATTGGAAAAACAAATTCTTAACATGTCAAAAACATTGCCTGTTTCTGCAAATGATATAGCTGCTGTTGCGGAATCAGCGGGACAATTAGGCATTAAAAAAAGTAGCATTATGGATTTTACAAAAACCGTCATTGATTTAGGCGAGTCGACTAACATGACGAGAGAACAGGCTGCTACCGAATTTGCTAGATTCGCAAACATTGTCAAAATGCCACAAAAGAACTTTGATAGATTAGGAAGTTCAGTGGTTGCTTTGGGTAATAACATGGCAACCACTGAATCGGAAATCGTGGATATGTCCATGAGATTGGCTGCTCAAGGCAGTCAAGTCGGTATGACTGAATCTGATATCATGGCTCTTTCTGCAAGTATGTCTTCCTTAGGTATCGAATCAGAAGCAGGCGGTACGGCGATGACAACCGTACTTAAAAAGATAGATAGTGCGGTTGGTTCAGGTGGTAAATCTTTAGAAGAGTTTGCAAAAGCGAGTGGAGTATCTGCCAAGGAGTTTAAAAAATCTTGGGAAAGTGATCCTGTAAAAGCTTTAGAAATGTTTATACAGGGGTTAAGTGAGTCAGGAAAAGAAGGAGAAAACTTAACTTCGATTCTAGGTGATTTGGGTATTAAGGGAATCAGGGAATCTGATACTATTTTACGATTGGCAGGAAATGCAGGGCTATTAGGAGAGGCTGTAGATTTGTCTTCCAAAGCGTGGAAAGATAATACAGCATTATCTATTGAAGCAGAGCAAAGATATGCAACGATGGCTTCTAAATTAGCAACCGTAAAAAACAACATCTTTGCCTTAGCTAAGGACATAGGGGATATATTAAGTCCATATGTAATAAAGGCCGCAGACTTGTTTAATGGACTAATTGAAAAAATGTCGGGTATGTCGAAACAAGGTAAAATCGCAATGGTAGTTCTTGGAGCAATAGTAGCTGCCATAGGTCCCTTATTAGTTGCAGGTGGGATGTTCATTGGAATTTTAGGACATACAGCAACAGGACTCGGAAAGCTCTTTCCATCAATCGCAAAAGCTGGTGGGTTATTAAAGTGGTTAAGGTTAGGGTTTACTGCTTTAACAGGTCCCGTTGGGTTAACCATTGGTATTTTAGCTTTATTAGCTACTGGTATTGTCTTTGCTTATAAAAAGTTCGAGCCATTTCGGAATGCTATAAATAAATGGAAAGATGTTTTTGTAAGTTCATTTAAAATTATAGCGGATTACTTTAAAAGTAAGATCTCGGAAATGAAAGCCTTTTGGGATTCAAATGGAAAACAATTACTCGATGCCTTCCGAAATATTTTTAATGGAATCTTGTTTGTGATCAAACCTATGATGCCGATACTTGAGGCTATCTTTAAAGTAACATTTACAGTTATTTTGGAAATTGTAAAATCGGTTATCGGAAATATAAAAGGCGTAATAGACGGTGGACTAAAGGTCATCATGGGTCTAATACAAGTTTTTTCCGGATTGTTTACCGGTAATTTCTCAAAAATGTGGACAGGAATTAAAAATATCTTTTCAGGATCCATTCAGTTTATTTGGAATTTTGTGCAACTAATGTTTTGGGGTAAGATGCTTAAAGGTATTTTATCACTAGGGAAATTAATGATTAATGGATTCAAGGGCATGTGGGGCAGTATAAAAAATGTATTTTCTACAGTCATTAAGTGGATCGTGGATTTTGTAAAGAATCGATTTACTGCCATGAAAAATGCAGTGAATACAATCATAAAAACAATTAAAAATCTCATCTCTACCATTTGGAATGGTATTTTAAACTTTTTCAAATTAGTGATTAAATCGATTGTGGATTTTGTAAAAAACCGTTTCACTAATTTAAAAAATAATATCAATACTATTTTCAGCGCGGTTCGCAATCTGACAAAAACCATCTGGAATGCCATAAAGGATTCTATTTATACGCCCATTAAAAATGCGGTGACAAACACCATAAGTCGTTTTACTAATTTGAAATCACGCATATCAGACATATTTGGCACGATTAAAAAAAATGTTAAAGGCTATATTTCAGATATGGTCGAAACTGTTAAGGGCATGCCACAAAAAATGTCAGATGGCCTGAAAAAGACAGGTAGCAAGATTAAAGAAGGCGTTATATCAGTAGCTAATAGAATGGTATCGGGGCTTGGAAAAGGTGTAAATGGCGTCATTACGGGTGTTAATTGGGTAATGGGGAAGGTAGGCGTTAAGAAGAAAAACCAACTAGACCCTTGGAAAGTTCCACAATATGCACAAGGTACTGAAGGACATCCAGAAAATGGGCCAGCTATAGTCGGTGATGGTACAGGATCCAACGCGGGACAAGAATTAATAAGAACCCTTGATGGAAAACAATATTTATCGCCAGCAAAACCTACACTAGTTAATTTACCTAAGGGCGCTCAAGTTTTGCCCGCAATCCTGACGAAACAATTGATTCCGCGTTATGCATGGGGGACAGACTTCTGGGATAAGACAAAAGATGTCGCTAGCAGTGCGTGGGATGCTACCAAAAAAGGGGTTAAGAAAGTAAAAGATACTAGCGTAGATATTTGGCAATATGCAAGTAATCCTAGCAAACTATTGGATTTATCCATGAAAACTTTAGGGATTACCGCACCCACCGGAACCGATGTTTTGGGGAAGATAGCAAAAGGTGGTTTCACTAAAGTGAAAAATAGTGCAGTGGATTTTGTAAAAGATCAAATGCAGGACTTGTTTGGTGAAGGGGGAAGTGGGGCACCTGTTGGTAGTGGAGTTGAAAGATGGCGCTCTGTTATTCTCAAAGCAGCGGCTATGATGAAAGAATCTGTAACTTCTGCTGAAGTGAACGGGATTTTGGCACAAATTAAACGTGAGTCTGGCGGGAACGAAAAGATTGTACAATCGTCTGCCGTGTGGGACGTAAATACTGCTGCTGGAAATCCAGCGAGGGGATTGCTCCAATATATACCGCAAACTTTCAACGCCTATAAGATGAAGGGACATAACAAAATTTATTCAGGTTTTGACCAATTACTAGCCTTCTTCAATAACTCGACATGGCGTAGAGACTTGCCATATGGTCGTAGAGGATGGGGGCCACGTGGTAAACGTAAGTATAAAAACGGAACAGGCTTACTAGGGCACATAGGCGGAGATGCCATTTTAGGAGATGGGGGAAAAGTTGAACCATTCTTAATGCCAAATGGTTTATTAGGTTTAAGTCCAGACAGCGCAACGCTTTTTCCTAATCTTCCAAAGGGGACAATGGTATGGCCTAGTATTCAAGATTTACTCAAAGAATATGCTGAAAGCCAGGCAGCTGCTTTTACAATCTCTACTAATGCAACTAATAGAACAGATGCCATGAAGTTGTTGGCTTTGGCAGGTAAGACGGTGGATAAAGGAAACAAGCGTCCTGGACAATCGCCAAATGTTGGGGGCAGCAGTGAAGGAAATAACGTACTACAAAAATTACTTGAGGCTACGCTTGAGCAAACACAGGTGCTTTTACAATTATTAAGGAAGGATACAGACATCATTTTGGATGGCCCTTCGTTAGCAAAGGGGATTCATAAAGAAGTGACCAAATATCAGACGCAAGATAAAAGAATAAGTAAAAGAACGATTAAAGGGAAGGTGAGAAAGTGAACAGTTTTACTTTCGATGGTATTTCAAAGCCATACCTTACTGTCCTTAAAGATAGCAACAGACAACCATGGGCTCCAATCGAGTGGACGTATCAAGACGTTCCTAAACGACCAGGGGCTCTTCCGGTTAAAAAGAATACGGGAGTTAGAGCATTACCTCTTCCTGTTTTTTTAAAGGGTAAAAGTATTGAGGATTTACAAAAAGTAAAAGAGGACTTGGCAGAATGGTTAATCCATGACGAGCCAAAGCCTCTTATTTTTGATGACGAACCTGATCGAATCTATTATGCAGTCGTGGACGGAAGTTTTGATCCTGATGAAATATTGAAGTGGGGACAAGGAGTTATTCCTTTTATCTGTCCGGATCCATACAAATACGGAGAGGAAGAATCATTGATCTTAGGTGATTTCCCGATTCGAAATGTGGGCACTTTAAAAACAAATCCGGTATTCTCCATAAAATTCATGTCTAATACCACGAACTATACGGTTTCTATAAACGAAAAGACCCTTAAGGTTATTTGGGATTTTAAACAAAATGATTTGTTAATCATCGATACAAACAAGCGGAAAATCATCATTAATAATTTGGTGAAGATAACCGCGTTAGATTTAAATAGTAAATGGCCAGAATTTATAAGAGGTCAAAATAACATTATAGCTGATAAAACCGTTGCAAACATTACAGTAACATTCAGACCGAGATGGCTATAGGAGGTGTTTCGGTTGTCTGATTTATTTATATTTGACCCACATGATAATCTAGTGGCGATCCTTTCTAACGATGGAGAGGAGACATGTCCCTTTTGGTCTGCACCCTTTAAAGAATTATTGAATCAAGGAACTACTTTTGAATTTACTGCAGCAGGGAATCATGAGGATTCACAGCATATTGTGGCTGAAAACCAGGTCGCCTTCATGGACAAGGATGGCTTTTTTCGTCTTTTTACTATTAAGGAGCCAGAAAGAACTGATGGTGAAGACGGCCCAATTATAACTGCAATCTGTGAAGCAGCTATGCTTGAGTTAAATGATGAGGTTATTGAAGATGTTCGGCCCTATAATGTCACTCTTAAAACGGCCGTTACAAAAGCACTGGAAGGTGTGAGGTGGAAAGTCGGAGAGGTGGCAGAGTTAGGTTTAAATTCCACGAATTATTATTACATGACACCGACTGAAGCGATAACCGAATGTATTAATACGTGGGGAGGTGAACTCCGGGACCGTGTGGAAATTGAGGGGAATAGGATAACTGGTCGATACATCGACGTTCTACCTAGAAGAGGGGAAGACATAGGTAAACGGTGGGAAATCGATAAAGACATCCTTTCCATTACGGAAAGAGTCCAATCTTATCCTAAGACAGCTTTATATGGACGAGGTTCTTCTCTTGAGATGGAAGACGAAGAAGGAGAAGCTACCGGAGGGTTCACGAGAAAAATCACTTTTGCTGATATTGAATGGAAAGTAAAGAATGGTGACCCTGTAGATAAACCAAAAGGACAGAAGTGGGTTGGGGATCCTGACGCTCTAGTTACATTTGGAAGAGAAAACGCAGATGGTACCTTCAGGCACCGAAAGGGAATATTTGAAAGTAGTGAACAAGAGGACCCTGGAGTCTTATTGCAAGAAACATGGGAGGCCTTGCAAGAACAAAAGCATCCGATTCGCAATTTTGAGATGAGCGTTTTTTTACTTGAAAATATTATCGGATACGAGCATGAGAAAGTGAGATTAGGAGACACAACTGTTGCTTTGGATTACTCTTTTGCAAAGCCGATTGAGGTAGAAGAACGAGTCATCAGTTTTGAATATGACGTATCAGATCCGAACAATTCGGGTGTGGTTGAGCTTGGGAATTTCATTGACTTGCATTCGGATGATGCCCGACTTGATCAGATTGAATCGGAGTTGAATGATAACAAAGGGCTTTGGAATAACGGGGGGAAGAAGCC